AAGAATCGCTTGTTTCCTCACATGAAAAGAAGTATACTTCAACTGAAAGAGAGGCGCAGCATGGGAGCGAAGGAACTGGCGGAACTGAAAAAGTTGTCAGTAGAGGAACGACTAAAGAGACTGGGCCCGAAGACCGCGGCGGGATTGAAGGACGCGGTGGCGGCGACGCCGGGGTTGACATTGGAGGAAGCGTTAGAGATGGTGGAAGGATAATTGCTACTCATCATCTCGAAAGCGGAAACGTCTACGAAGTTGACAATCCACAATTCTATCACGACAATCTTGAACCGTTAATCGTCGAGCATAAATACGGCGCGTGCGTGACGCTGCATGACAAAGAGCATTATTCAGGCACGCGACAATTTATTGCTACCGACGGACGCGCCTGCTTTTCAATAGCGAAAGACGGCGATTTACAAAGTGTAATACACATGGGAGATTGCAAAGTTGATACCGACCAGATGATGGGACTTGCCATAAAGCAAGGCGCAAAAAAACTCGATTGTTTTCGTACTGTACTTCCGGGAATTTACGCAAGACACGGATTCAAGGAAGTCAATCACTACACATGGGACGAGCAGTACAAACCGACAAAGCCGAAAGCATGGGACTACGAGCTATATAAAAAATTTCAAAACGGCAGACCTGATGTCGTCGAAATGAAACTGGAGGGAAAATGACAATCAAGGACTTGCTCTGTCTCATCGGTCAACTGATTGCGAAGTGCTTGTCAGAAGACAAGTTTACGGGCAAGATTGTCATTACTATTCATTGTCGAGACGGCGGAATAGGAAAGGCGACCTCCAACATTGAAAGAGAATTCTTACGAAAAGACTTGACGAACAGCGTTGTCAATAGTTATACTTCAAATTAGATCAGTCTTGCGGATTGCGAGCCTCCTAAAGGTGACCCCGCGCTTTTGCAACGAGCGCGGGGTTTTTTTATTTGTAAACAAAGGATGAATATGTCGCAAAAAGTTGTTCGCTTCGATCTGTCAAACCTTCCAAAAGCAATCAAGACAAAAGAGGGATTTATAAAAACCGATGCGTGCGTCACGCGCACCGGCATTTTTATTTATCACAACGAAGATGGCAGCGTTCGCAGAGAACTACGCGATCACCGCGAAGTTTTCAATACCGATTCTCTTGCGTCAATGAAGATGATTCCGCTCACAAACGATCACCCGCAGACAGAAACGAAGCTGCTTTCTCCAGAGAACGCCAAGCAGTTTCAGGTTGGGTTTACAGGCGAGAACGTGCGCGCCGATGGCGAGAACGTGCGAATACCTGTTTCGTTGATTGATGCGACAGCGATTCAAGCATACGAGAACGGCAAGCGCGGCTTGTCTCTTGGCTACGAGTGCGATCTTGAAATTGAACCGGGCGAGTATGAAGGAATCCGTTTCGACGCAAAGCAGACAAATATTCGATACAATCATCTCGCGCTTGTCACTTCTCCCCGTGCGGGAGAAAATGCAAGGCTTGACAGTGCGGATATTGACAATAATGACTATGTTCAACCATTAACTTCAAAAAAGGAGCCTCAAATGCCAAAGGTACGGATTGACGGAATCGAATACGACGCAGCACAGGAAGTCGTCAACTTCTTGACGAAAGAGACTGCACGCGCCGACGCAAGCGACGCGCTTGTCAAGACGGAAAAATCCGAGCATGACAAGACACGCGCCGACCGTGATTCTCAAAAAGCAAGAGCGGATGCGCTGGAAGCAGAGAAAGCGAAGACGCCCGCGCTTGTTGCCACCGCAGTTGCCGCACGTATCAACCTCGAACGTAAAGCGACGACGGTGCTTGACGCGAAAGACTGCGAAGGGCTTGACAAGCTCGCGGACGTTGACATCGAGAAAAAAATCGTTCTCGCCGTCTTTCCCGAAGCGAAGCTCGACGGCGTGAGCGACGATTATCTCAACGCTCGCGTGGACAGCGCGATTGACATGAAAGACAAGATCAAGCGCGACGGCGCAATGGCCGACCAGCGCGACAAGAGCGCACCGCACGCAGACGGCACCGGCACGAACGAGCAGGGCGTCGAAGCGGCGGAGAAGCGTTATCAGTCAGGTGTCAAGGAGTCGTGGAAAGCAAAGACTGACGGATGCGACGGCTCGAAAAGCATGAAGGACAAGGAAGTCGGCAGCAAGTCGCGGAAGTAAACGACGAGCAAACGAGAACGAGCTTAACAAACAATAATTTCACTTTTGTAAACATTCAACCTTCAAAAGGAGATGTACAATGTCACAGAATACGTATAACAGGTACATGAATATCGCCGTTCCGGGGCTTATCGCGGACGCCGAGTTCACAAACAAGGACGGGCTGCAAGCGGCAGAAGCTATCGGGCTTGGTCTCGCCGTCGTGCAGAAAATCGGAGCGCCGAATCAGGGTCGCTTGCCCAAAGCGAACATGGCGACAGTCGTTTTCAGCGCCGATCTGAAATCCACCGGCGGGAACGACGTTATCAATATGAAGGTTGACGGGCACGCAATGTCACCCGTGACTTTCAACACGTCGCACGTTCACACAATGGACTTAATCGTCACCGCGCTGAAAGCGGTCACCGGCGTCGCGAACGCAGTGGTTGACACAAGCGACACCGACAGCAGGACGATTCTCGTCTATACGAACGACGGGCTTGACGCTCTCGTAACCGATATAGTCGTCGTCGGGAGCACCACGCCAGCGACAGGCACGTCAACGTCGGAAACGACCGACACGATTTACGGAGTGTCAATTATGTCGCAGGCGATACAGCAGCCGTACCCGGCGCTCAACGCCCCAATACTGTATGTCAACGGTGCGCCCGTCGGGTGTCTGCTTCGCGGACGTATCTGGGTGCTTGCGGAGACGGCAGTACAGAACGGCGACGCGGTTTATATGCGCTTCTCCGGCGATCATTCGGTTATTGTCGCTCCGTCAACGACCGGAACCGGCGCAGGTACCGGCGCGTATGCTCATTCTTACGCGACAATCGCCGCTCTCGCGTCTGCTCTGGGTATCACGACCGGAAATATCTTCAACACGATTGACGGACGGGACACGCTCGACGGCGCGCTCGCAACTGCAAAGGGCAGCGGGCTTGTCGTAGGAGATTCTTTTGTTCTGTTGAGTTCGTCAACCGCTGCGTATCTTCCGGGCGGATATACCGGCGGGTACTTCAAAGACGCGGGCAACTTCCGAAACGACGACGACAGCGGAAAAGCAGTTCTCGTGGACGGCATGGAATGGCGCTCGGTCACGACCGCGCCGGGCCAGCTTGCGCTTGTAGATATAAACATGCCGCAGTAGTCAAGGAGCGAACACTTAACAAATAACAATCTCTTAACTGTCAACCATTAACCGCAACAAGGAGCGAAACAATGTCAGTAAAAAAGTTTGAGATCAATAGTGTTCACCTTGACGCGAACGAAAATATTTTCTTCGCTCGTCAACTTGAATACATCATGACGCAGACGTATGATGTCATTTATCCGGAATATAAAGCGCAGAGGCTTTTCCCGGTAATGACAGAAGCGGGGCCGGGCGCCGAGTCCATCACGTACAGGCAGTTTGACAGAGTAGGTATGATGAAAGTCATATCGAACTACTCCGACGGCTTGCCGCGTGTCAACGTCAAGGCAAAAGAATTCACCACGCCCGTCCGTCCTTTCGGCGCGTCTTACGGTTACAACATTGACGAAGTGAGAGCCGCTCGCTTCGCCAATAAACCGCTTGAGATGCTCGAAGCGGAAGCCGCTCGTCAAGCATACGAGCAGACTGTCAACCAGATCGCCTATTTTGCTTATCCGAGTGACGGCGTATGGGGTGGATTGACGGGTATCCTCTATCAACCCAACGTCACAATTTCCGGCGCAGCATACGGAAATTGGACGAACGGCAGCATGACCGCCGATCAGTGTCTTTTCGACATGAACGTCGCGGTTGCAAATCAGATCGTATTGACAAAGGGCGTCGAGATGCCCGATACGATGCTTCTGCCGCTCGCGCAGTGGGCATACATCACCAGTACGCCGCGCTCGCAGTACAGCAACTTCACAATCGCGGAGTTCTTCTTGCAGAACAATCCGTCCGTCAAGACGCTCGAAGCGTTGAACGAATTGCAGACGGTGACACCGAAACCGTCAACGATTCGCGCAGGCGGAACGTCAACAGCGAGCACCAACGTCATGGTGCTTTACAAGAAAGACCCGCGGAAAATTCAGCTTCACATTCCGCAACCGTTCGAGCAGTTTCCGCCCGAACAGCGCGGTCTGGAGTGGCTGATTGCTTGCCACGCGAAGATCGCCGGTATCATCACACCGTATCCTTTGTCAATCTCGATTGTTGAAGGGATATAAGCAAATAGAGGGGCTAACCCCTCCTTCGCTGGCAGACCGAAGTGATAGTCTGCCTCTTATCATTCTCTTTATCTTTTGTAAATTCGCGGTTGTAAATTTACTTTTCACAATTAACAAGAGGGGTTACCGTATGATCTGCAACAACACTTGTCCCAATGTTCGTATCTTCCCTTACAAAGATTTAAAAGGGAATCCGCAGCAATTTTTCCTTCTGCCGGGCGTCAACGGCGAAATTCCGGAAGCGGTCGCCGATAATGAAATGTTCAAAGAGCAAGTCGAGCTTGGCTTACTGAAAATCATCAAGACGAAAAAGCCCGCGACGGTTGACCCGACACGCGCAAACGTCAAGGCAGACCGTCTCGCTGTCGTGCCCGACAACGATGTCGTCGAAGCGATACTGGAAATGAACGAGGAGCAAGCTCTCGCGCTGGTTTTCGATGTTGTCAAGCGCGCCACGCTTATCGTTCTCAAAGCGAAAGAGAAGCGCGCCAGTCTCGTGCAGGCAGTTGAAAAGCAGATCGAGGCTATTGACAATCTCAATTTACCTCCGAGAAAGTAGAGACGCATGAACGCTTTACAAATCATACAACTGCGAGCGCCTCAATGGGCGACCGATTCTCGCGTAAATGACATGATCGTTTACGCGAGAGAATTTACATCTTGTGAAGCGTTCGGGCAGGACACGGAGAAGGCAATCGCTCTGCGTGTCCTGCACATCTTCGCGCTCGAAGCGCAGCGCAACGGCAACCCCGGAGCAGGTTCTACCTCCAGCGGGCAGGGTCACGCCGGTCAAGTGACAGCGGAGAGTGAAGGGCAGTTGTCAAAGTCGTTCTCATCTGTCTCAAACGCGGCAAAGCGATATGGCGCATTGTCAACGACGGTTTACGGGCAAGAACTGATTGAACTGATACGCTCGAACGTCTTTTCTCCGACGACAAGGATGGGTTCAACGGCAGATACTTTAAACGGCTCACAATGGTTATGGAATCCTTTTGCATGAGCATAAGTCAACGTATAAACGACAATGGCTACTCTGCGCGTATCGACGCGATACGCGAGATGAATCACTTATTTACAAAAGTGGGTTTCCCTGAAAAAGGAACGCCGCAGGAATCAACACGTAAAGGTTCCGGTCGTGATATGACAAACGAGATGTCCGAAATTGTCAAGATCGCAGCAGTACACGAGTTCGGCGCGCCGAGCAGAAATATTCCGGAGCGTTCTTTTGTACGCTCATCATTCGATGAAAATTTTATCGCTTTACAAGAGTTCAAAAAGAAAGAGGCGTCGCTTGTCATACAAGGAAAGCAAAGTGCAATGACAGGTATCCGAAAAATCGGCGAGTGGATGACAAATAAGACAAAGCTGAAAATCAACAGCAACGTACCACCGAAACTTGCCGACGTGACTGTCGCACGTAAACGCTCGACGCGCACGTTGATTGACACAGCGCAGATGTTAAACAGCGTGCAACATGAGGAAGCGTATGTCCAATAGTCTTTTCAGACGAGAGTTGACAGGCACGCGCCTCGCCGCAGGCACACGAGTAAACGGTCACTGGGTTGAAGGTTCACCTTCGTCAATCAGTTTTCAAGCAAGCGTACAGCCGACAACAGCGCATGATCTCATGTTCCTTGACATAGGGCGACGCGAACGGAAAACGTATACGATTTATACGGATTTTAAGTTGAACGCATTGACGGCGGGCATAGCAAATCCTGATCTAATCAGCATTGACGGAGAGCAGTACGAAGTTGGCTTTGAAGCACCGTGGCGCAATAACGTCATTTCTCACTATAAATATATTATTGTCTTAAAGCAAGCGATTGAATTATGATCTCGGTATATGATACAATAGAGAAAGCGATTTACGAGTGGGCAGTTCTTGTACTGCCGACAAATACGCCTATTATCTGGTATCACGAGAACGCGCCGCGACCGATAGTTCCGTATGTTGCTTTATATATCTCAACAGTGAGCAGTATCGGCTGGGATTTCGTTGACGGAAAAGGAAACTTGACAGGCAACAGAGACTTCACTTTGCTATGTCAAGGTATCGGTAAATATTCCATGGACTTTATGGAGACGATGAAAACGTCGCTTGAAAAACCAGCAGTACAATTATTTCTCCGAAGTAAAGAGATTGCTTTTGTAGAACGTCTCGCAATCAGTTGTATATCCGAAGTCGTTGACAACAGATGGGAGGAGAGACATATACTTGACTTAAAATTCCGCTTCGCACAATTATCTACTGACACAAGCGGAATCGTAGAACATGCAAACATAAAAGGTGCGATAAAAAATATTGATTTATCAACCGTCAAGAGCGTAAACATAACCCTATAACAGGAGGACGTCATGGCTCCAATTAATGAAATCGTTGATGTACAAATCAGCCGCGGTTCCGTAAACATTTCACAGGTCGGCTTCGGGACGATTATGATTCTCGGAGGAAACGCCAATTTTTCCGAACGTCTGCAATTTTTCTCAACGTCGGATTTATCGGCGATTGCGGACGCTTTACTTTCGGGAACGGACGCGCTCGAATATAAAGCGGCGCAGGCAATTTGCTCACAGAATCCGCGCTGTACGCAACTTGCAATCGGCCACCGCGCTTCAACAATCGTCGCGACGTTTGCGGGTACGTTGACGGGCGGCAACATTGTCGCAATCGTCAATGGCGTGACAAAGACAGTCTCTTTCAATGCTGACGTGGCGACGACGCTCGGCGATCTCGCTACCGCAATCGCAACTGTCACGGGCATACAGTCTGCGGTTTACGGAGCAGGAGCGATAACGATTATTCCTTCCAGTGGTTACGTTATCGGTCTGTCAATTACGATCAACGGCAATCCGGGAAATACTCTCGCCGTTTCGTATGTGTCAACCGAAACCGAAACGGTGACAAATGCGCTCAACGCGATTCAGCAGTTCAACACCGACTGGTACGGGCTTATTCTCGCGTCAAGAAACACGACTGACGTGGGGCTCGCGGCGGCATGGGTCGAAGCGGCGACGCTGAAAATCTTTGTCACTTCGAGTGCAGACCCGAACGTGATTGCCGTTTCGGATACCACGTCAATCGCGTATCTTTTCAAGCAGGCAGGGTATCTCAAAAGTCAAGTACGATACAGCGCGAAAGCGACGACGGAATATGCGGACGCGGCGTTACTCGGAAAAATCCTTCCGTACAATCCGGGTTCGTATACTGCGGCGTTCAAGCAGCTTGCTGGTGTGTCAACCGATTTACTGACGACAACCCAGCGCAATGCCGCGTTCGGAAAAGACGTTGACGTATACGAATACGTCGGCGGCGTGAATATCACGCGCAACGGTAAAGTTGCAGGAGGAGAATATCTCGACGTGATGATCTTCGTTGACTGGTTGCAAGCACGCTGCACTGAAGCGATTTATCAGATTCTCGTCAACAATCTCAGAGTTCCCTATACAGACGCGGGTATCGCATCTGTTGAGAACGCTTTGACGCAACCGCTCAAAGCAGGACAGAACGCGGGCGGCATATCACCGACAGCGTACAACGATCAGAAAGCGCAGATTGGCGGATTTTATATCACCGTCCCGCGCTTGCAGGACATACCGACGATTGACAAAACGAATCGCACATTGAACAATGTCGTCTTCGTGGCGTTTCTCGCTGGAGCGATTCAGAAAGTTGCGGTACGCGGAACGGTAACGCTGTAATTGGCGAACGATAACCGATAACCAATAACTATTAACCTTACAAAGGAGAATCACATGCCAGTCAGAACATTCGACCCGAAACAATGCCTTGTTTCTATCGGCGGCGTGCCGATGGGCGGCTTTGCAGACGGTACTTTCGTCAGCGTCGAGCGTACCAGCGATACATTTACAAAAGTGAGTGGCGCCGACGGCATCATCTCGCGAGCAAAAACAAATGATCGTAGCGGTACGCTCACATTGACGCTCGCGCAGACAAGCCCGTCGAATGACGTGCTCTCCGGCTTTGCAGTCAAGGATGAATTGACAAACGCGGGAGTCGTACCCGTCACTGTCAAAGACATAAGCGGGCGCAGCACATACGTCGCGGCGTTCGGCTGGGTCAAAAAACCGCCGACCGGCGAGTTCGGCAAAGAGATTAACGACCGAGAATGGGCCCTTGATCTCGCCGATCTCGACATCTTCACGGGCGGTAATGCGGATATCGGTGTATAACATTCTCACATAGCAAGAGGGGTTAACCATGATTGACACAAAAGAAAAGATCATTGACGAGCACAACGTCATGGTCACGCAGTTTCCGGGAAGGCGCGCCTTGTTTTTCAAGACGCGATTAATCAAGCTCGTCGGCCCCAGCGTCGCGCAGTTGTTTACGGGCAAAAGTCTTGATATAAATATGGACTTCTCCATTGTCGCGAAAGCTCTCGACAAGCTGGCGGAGAATCTCAAAGAGGACGAGTATGTCAAGTTCGTGCTTGATCTTCTCCAGTGTACACGACTTGACGAAAAAGAAATCAA